TACGAACTGTTCTAGCCCGGCGATAGCTGCGTCTATGTTCTCGATCGTATATTCGCTGACACGCGGGAATCCTTCATCCTCGTAATTACGTGGCTGGATGATTCGAATTCTCCCGCGTTTTAGCGTAGGATAAGCGCTCTTTAGTAACGCCGCATATCCGAGTAGTTGCCAGTTAGATTCGGCGATATCTACCGGATTATAACCGGTCTTGTAATCGTCGATGTTGAATTCAGTTACATCGGGATTTATTGCGACGAGATCTGGATGCCCTGTGAGAATGAACCGACCGAACTCACATTCGAGTGGTACTTCACATTCCATAGACCAGTCGCTTGGAGTTCCTTCCTGCACGGTCCTAAAGCAGAAGTTTACGATCCAATCGGTAATATGTTTTCCTGGTTCATAGCTGAATCCATTTGGGAATCCATTATCAGTGGCTCCGAGCTCATGAACTAGTCGCCATGCTATATTGGCGTGGATATCCGTACCCTCATCGCCCTCGTCACCCTTGCGAGGGGCTACTATGCGAGTGAGTGTAAGTGACCCATTACAGGACAACACGCGGTCAAGTTCACTGCAGCGGATTGATGGCTTCATCGATGCATCATCCTTACACCGAATACTCCGCCTTCAATGAGTGGCCTAAGCTTGGGCATCTCATCGACGAGCGTACCACGGAACTTATTGGCGCATCGTTCGGCGATACCGATATATTTCAACGCCGACTTTTCGGTGGCAAAGTCAGCTGGATCTTCAGGTTTCTTAACCAGAACACCGCGCTTACCCATAAGTGTTGACGCACTACCACACTAGACAAGATTTCGTGTCATAAGCCTAGTTCTGTGGCTTTGGCTAACCCGCAATCGACACCATCTTTTGTCACTATCCAACGTTTTTTGAGTTTTGTTTTCATAGTTTCTTTCAAAATACTCTCCTACCAGTTGAATCTACTTCACGCTTGGCCTCGAACTTCACTCCATTACAGACGGGTAATGGTTGGCCTTCTTTGTAGCCGGTACAGAACGTCGTCTTGATAGCCTGATAGTTCACGGTCTTGATAACAAAGCAGTCGGGGACTTTAGATATATCCTCGACGGTCGGAATGAGCACGGTCTTGAACCTAACGCCTTCTACTATAGGTGCATACACCACTGGGGCGTATTTAATCGCCTCAATCTTTTTCTCTGTCTCGGTCTTTTGCGCTTGTGGTGCAGGCTCATCATCGAACTCGATCTCGATCGTAGGTGTAGCTGATTTGGCTGCTTCTTCAGCGGCAAGCTTGGCCAGTTCTGCTGCCTTACGTTGTGCTTCAGCTTCCTCTGTTTGGCGTAGTTTCTCCAGTCGATCAAGCTCACGAAGGCGCTCGGATTCTTTCTCTTCAGCTATGCGCGTCTGTTCTACTTCGAAGTCAGTTAGCGCCTTCTTGATTGAATCTTTTGCGCGTATGATGCGCTGGGCTGGTCCGCGCGCTGCATTCTCGATCTCAGCGCATTTGTCTAGGAATGGTTGCTTGATGATCTTCCGTGCTTCTTCCAGCTTACGGCCGGCCGTAGTAAGGCGGATCTGTAGGTCCGCGGCCAGTTGCGCTGAATTAGAATCAGTGATCTTTAGCGTAGCAACCTGTGCCTCTACGGCTGTTAGCGCAGAGACGAATTTAGAGTCGACCAACACCAGCTGGGTAGCCGGTGTGATCGCTTCGAGTACGATAGCCTCACTCAATCGCCATCTGCGCCGTGTCGGACGCAGCCTCAACTGGAGTTATTTTCTTTACCTCGGTGAGCAGTGTTCCTGATTTACTATTGAGTCGGCCACTCAGCAGGAGCGAGACAGGAGTTCCGATCTCCCATTCTTTGGTTGGGATCAGCCCATCACCAGAAGGGTTCTTGATTGCACCGCCGAAGTGGTAGACATCACCAATGTATCCGCCCTTAAGTGTAGCACGTACTGATGGTGTATCCACGCCAGCAAGCTTGATATTGAGCGCGAAAAGCTTGTCAGGCACGCATACAGTAACCAGCTCTTCCTTGTCTTGGAGAGATTGCCGAGGTGTCTGATTCTTGGGGGGCTCTGGCTTCTTTTCTTCGGTCTTGGGTGCTTGTGCCGGCTCTTGTTCTTTGACCACGGGCTTCTCTAGTTCGACAGTTTTCTCTGGATTCTTAACCGGGGTAGCCGTGACGTCGATTGCAGCTTCAGCTGCAGCGGCACCTTTCTTGGCGCGCGGCGGAGGTGCTGGACGGGTAGGCTGTTGAGTGGCGCCGGTTGTTTCAGCTTCATTTTCAGAAGTAGTATTCAATGGCTCGGCATCGACATATTTAACGTCCGAATCGACATCCACTTGAACGCCCTGGTCGTGGGTAGCTGCTTTCTGCATCTCAACAGAAAGAATTCCCCATTTCGTCAGGGCATTCTTTATCACCGTCTTGGTAGCCATACCGTCAAAATCAGAAAACCACGGTGAAGACTGGTAGCCCTTTTGATAGGCCTTACTGAATCGCTTTGCGTGTTCTTCAACTTGCTTCTTGGGCCAATAAACTACTTTCGTGAATCCATTGAGTAACTCAAAAGCGCAGAAATATCCGCCCACTGGTTTGACTGGGTCATATTCAGACCAATCTAGCTTTGGCTCACCAACGAGATCATAGCCAGCGAAGGCTTCTGAATTTAATGGTCCAGCATTCAGTCTTTTGTACTGGCCGGACCGTAGTGCGAGTTGGATGAATCCCTTATAGCCACACTGGAACTGTGCTATCTTTGCACCAGTTTTATCACCGTAGGCAACGATGTGCGCCATACCAAGTGTGGGGTTTACTGGTAGGTCGAGTGTAGCTGCGACCATTGCGGCAGCGATTACTGAGCGTGGTTCGGCATCTTTCAGTGCGGGCATCTGCGCTGATGCGACAATAGAGGCCATGAATTGATTCGCACGTTTTCCCATCACTTCATGGAAACGATCTCGGTATGATGGAAGTGCGAGATAGTCCTTAACAGACTGTGGGCGCTCCGCTAGTTGTGAGTCAGACATGGCTTAGGATTTTGCTTTATTGGATTTTTGTTTCTTAGCTGAAGTATTGAAGGCATCCTGAATCGCCTCCCACTGGGTACCGGATTCAGTACGCTTGGCAGCTAGTTTAATGAGGTGGATTGTCCAGCGTGGAAGTTCCACGTAGAACCCATAACGTTTCTTTTGTTTCGGCATAAGACATACCGATGGCAGGTCGGCATATTCCCGTCAAGCGAGAAATATATTTACGTCTTCCTATTGCCTGCCTGTGTGAGCTGAGTCGGGAACCTAGTAGATCCAGCTGCCCCGCCGTCACCTAACTTATGTGTAGATCCATTAGCTCCGTTCTTATGTGCTAAAGGCTTAGGGGCGCTCGATAAATCTTCTGGTGTTTCTTGAACGTCGAGCTTTTGCATGACCTTCGCTCGCTCTTCAGGTGTGAGCATCTCGATTTTAGCCGATACATTTACTCCGGTCTTGGTTTCATTTGGTGGTTCGGTAGGTGGATCCAGCGGCTGTATCGCACGATCAGCATCTGCCTTAGGATCGAGCACGCGAAGCTGCTGCCTATAGAAACTGGCAACCTTTTCCTGCACTGCGGGAGTAAGCATGTAGAATTTCTCTACAAGCGCAGATGCCTGGGCCGACATCTGGAGCGATTGATTATCGCGCATCGACGTGAGCTCTATCTTGGTTTTGAACTTTAGATTCCTAACGTCGTCTGGTGTTAATGTGTCCACACCAAGCGTGTCGCCTTCAAGATACGTGTAGACCTCCTTGGGATTAAGATTGGCTAGCGTCACATCTATCTCACGGGTAAGCAGCTTTTCTAGTGGCCCTTTGAGATCTTGGATGATCGGCTGAAATAGCTCGTCCCCTGACTTGCTTACCTCAATAATTCCAGTCGCGAGTTTCGCTGACTGCATGCCAGCAGCCTGATCATCATTTGCGTTGGTGACACCGGATTCATTCATCGCCAGTTGCATGAAGAACTGGATCATCGTGTGGATAGCATCGAACTTTGTGTCTGTTAGGTAGACCGGTTTGCATGTCTCTTCTGGTTTCATCCCAGGCTTGAGAGAATAACTTCCACCCCAGTTCATCTTGAGACTTGGATCACGATCACCCTCAAGTGTGTTAGTTGGATTCCAAAAGTCCACCCGGCCAGATCTAGATTGGCTGAAATTCCACCGATTAACCAGTAGATCGGTAATCGTGCCATATGACTCAAAGAGCTCCATTATACCGAGCCCATACCAGCGGCCCTCGACTGGATTTATGCGTACGATCTCGATCGGACGCAGTCCATCGGTTGTGATATTTGCAACGTGGTCGTAAAAGATAGGGGCCTTTGAATTACGATCAGCGATCAGCATGATGTTCTCCGCCACTCCGTCTTCATTGGCATCATACCACATGTAGAACTCTGCAAACTCGCTGATAGGCCCACCGGTCTCTACGGTAGGAGCTGCCTGGAAATTATCGTTAGGTCGATTCTGGCTATCGATCGCAGACTTTGGCAGTGGCGAGTTGTTAGATAGTTTCTTAATTAGAGCCAGCATCTTCTGAGTAGCTCCAATACGCTCGTCCGTGCTATCGTCGACCATGCCGCGTTTCACCACAAGATCCACGAATTCCATCACTGGCTTATCATAGAGGTGAACAATAGTATCTGCCGTCTGTACGTCGGTCGCTGTAATTGGGCAAAGGAAGTCTTTAAAGAAAATCGGCTCAGAGCGCGCACCCTCGAATAGTATCTGGCGACGATTGAGCGGAACCTGAGTGTAGATCGGGGCTGCTGGTTTTTGAGTTGTTTTATCGCGAGCTAAAACCTGATTTCCAGTTCCATCTTCGGCGTCAATAAACTCCTCTCCTTCGATGATGTGATTACCGTCCTGTGCACGGATTGGCTGGCCATCTACATCGGTGAGTACGCGCGCCTCCACGTTGAACATCTGGTCACGCACGACATAGGATGTCTTCACTGCGCATTCTCCAAGAATTAACGCACGCTTAATGGCACGTTCCTTGTCATCGCGGGACCCTGATTCATGAAGCTTGAATCGGCAGAATCGCTCGATACGTAGTGCGCGTCCCTCGTCATCCTGTGGATCGAACTCAGGGACTGGAGCAGGATCTACTGAGAACCATGGATCAGACCCAAAAAATGCATTGATCGCCTTGGCCTGCATCTGGCGGCAGATGCGACGGACAAGAGGAACAGTGATATTCGAAGAGTTGAATATGCTTTCTGGCCCCATTGTGAATGGGCGCCACGAGACATCGTTTAAGAATGTCGCATCGTAGCGCGAGCGTTTACCCATGAATGTATCCGCAGCCGTAACCAGACCTTGGGATGCGAGCGCGGTATTTGCGCCAGCAGCTACTTGCCCGGTCCACCACGTGGGGCTATTCGTCTGATTGCGTCCCGTCTCATTCGATAGCGTTTCAAGTCGCTTGAACGCATGCTCGATCATCTTCTTTTCCTGTTCGGCTGTTAGCTTGAGGGCAGATTGAAATGGAACTTTAGGCTCTTCTCTGGCGATAGCTGGTGCCTCAACGTTTCGTAGCGCTTCATCTGCCTTATGGATGAAAGTGGATACCTGGGAATTATTGGCGCTCATTAGTTAGATTGGTTAGGCTACTATTGATAAACGTTCAACGCTTTACTCCAGCTGAGATCATCTGCTTCACATTCTGGTGTTCCTGACGTGCGATCTCATCGATACGATCTTGGGCTTTCTCTTGATTGAGGATTCGGAGCTGCGGAGCTATCGTGATAAGTCGATTCCGAATACGCTGACCAGAGAGCTTGTGATAAAGATAGTACTGCTCCTCGGTCATTATGTTGTTACCGATCTTTGTGCTCTTGCTTGGTTCTGGTACGAATACATTTTTTTCGCGAAGAACATTATCAACCGGATCGTTATTTTCTGTAGAGACGAAACGGCTGGCCGGGGGATATCCTCGGGTACGACCTTGCGCATCAACCTGCGGATTACCCGTTCTACGTATAAATGGTACGCCGCTTATAAGCGGGTTATTATCGTAGGCTGTGTTGTCGAAACTCTGGTCAACCTGCTGAAGCAACCGGTTGTAAGGGATAAGTAAATTTGCTGGTATGCTTCCGAGCGTACGCACGACGTTGCCAGTGACATCGCCTTTCCCGCTCAGACTCCCCATGAGGTCGGATAGACCACTTAGCATAGAGGTTTGGAATATGATCTGTGGAGAATGTGCAAGCGAGTCGGCTACCTGACTTCCTAGAATCATGTCGGATTTAGCCTTCTGATATTTCATCGAATCAGCGGTATGACCGATGATTGCTAATGGCACGATCAGTGGTGAATCGCGATAGGAGATCCATTTATTCCCAACCTTTATTGAGTAGGGGTTCCAACCTGATGCTCTTAGCTGATTGCGCTTCTGTGGGTCATCTGGACCAGAGGCCGATATATTTATCTGTCCTCCATTCACGATATGTCCGACGAGTCCGGCCATCAACGTGGTGCCTATCACACTCTGCAGATATAGCCGGTGCTGTTCGTCTTTTGTAAAGTTACGCCACTGGTTTTCGCCCGTTCCACCGCGGCGGTAGCGCTCACCCTTCATACCGAATAATGCCCTAGAAGCGCCCAGTGGCGTAAAGTTGGTCGTCGCGTTGAATACGTTTGCCGGGACGCGAAGAAACATTGCCCATGGCTTCAGAACAGGTACGCCTGCGATATCTGCATCACGTACAGTGTGTGCAAGGTTTCGATAGATAACGCCAGCCAGACCTACTGGCTCATTGTTATATGTAGCTTCAGCGGCAAACTGCTCGGATTCTTTCACGGTTTTACCTCCAGCTTCATTTGCGGCTCGGCGCTCCTCAATGATGTCGGCCACGCGTCGACCTAGATCGATACCTGTATAGCCTTCTTGCATTGCCTGCACGCGGGCGCTATGGAATGCCTCGGGCGTGGTATGCAGGGCTTCGCTCACGCGCTTGTTTAGTTCGGCCCCAGTGAATTCACCTTCGAGTAATTTAGTGGCCACCAGTCGAGCATAAGCTTCACGCGCTGGATAATAGAACACGGCATCAGCCGCTTTCATGAATCGTGAGATCTTATCTAGTAATCGGGCTCGTACGGTAAGTATATATCCAACCGTTTTATTTAGCCTAGGAAAGTCACGAGCGTAGTCGACCTTAGCTAGTGCATTACCAGCGCCAAGAGTTTTATCCTGGAAGTCACGGGTTCCTCGGCCGGTTGCCATAATCGACTTCGCCTGGTCCCATCCGAGTGGAATACCGTCTTTGAGCCCCTGCATGATCGCGCCGATCTTCGATGGATTTACAGCTGCGGTGGTGCCGAGTTGTGCTACGAGGTTAAGCGCATTGCCTTCAAGATTCGCCGCCTGCGTTGTTGGACCGGAAAGAATATTGAGCGTGAGATTAGATGCCTCAAGATCTAGAGGGTTAACACCTTTATAGATATGGAGTGTATCGGCTAATTCGATTTCAGCGCGAGCTCTCTCAGAATGAGACTTAGCTTTGTCGACGGCATCAGCGAGTTCGGCGATATGCTTAAGCTTAACCTGAGAGATTCCGGGAATCCCGAGCGCGTTACCAGCGAGATTTATTATGTCGTCACGGGTAAGCACCCCGAGGCGGTTGAGTTCCTTGGCTATGTCGATGTTTTTGAGTGCATCGAGCATCTTATGCGCCGGTTTAGTGTCGTACTTTTTCTTAAGCTTTTCTATTGCGGCATCGCGCTCTTCTTTAGTCTTTGCCTTGTTGAGTTCTTCTGCGGCCTCGGTTGCGGCTTTATCGATATCTTTACCACCCATATTTTGCTCACGTTGACGAGTAGCCTCCTTTGTATATTCCATTGCCGACCCTACTGCTAAATTCTCGTAAATCTTTGAGTGCATCGCAACGCCTTGGCCAGACTCTGTGGATACGCCTGCACGTGTGGCCGCGGTGATACGTTGAATATCTTGAGTAAGACGTTCGACATCTTCTGGCTTTGCCGTACGGAGCGCATCCATCTTTTGCTGGATCAATACGCCTCCAAGTGCGACGCGCGTATCGGCGGGTAGCTTACGATCTGAGATCAATTTCTCTGCCTTCGCGTCTCCACCTTTAGCAATGAGATCACGCGCTTCGGCCATCCGGTCATTCTGAGCGCGGACATCGTGGGTGATATCTTTGGCCGGTACTCCGACTTCACGTAGGCTCTCGGGTACGCGGCTCTGTGCGGTCTCCTTGCCCTTTGCGGCGCGGCGCTCCTCGCCAAGCTTAATGGCACCACGAACGGCTTCTTCGACCTTGGCCAGATGCTCATCATGGTAATCAGGGAACTTGGCCTTGAATCGATCGATCGCTAGTTTTACGACATCGTTGACCGCGCGACCGGCGCGGATAGCAAGGATCGCCACATCGATAGCTGCATTGTGTGCCGCATCATAAAGTGCCTCGGGTGCTGAGTAGAGCTTGACAGCGGTCTCACGCTTCATCGACTTTAGGCGATCAATGATGTCGGGCTTAGATGTCTCCGCGATCGGTTGATTACCTAGTTTGCTTGCACGAAGGCGACTCAACGCAGTCATCGTCTCACCGGCCATAGCATCCTCTAGTGCTTTACCTTTGATCGTAGCGATACCACCAGCCTTAAGCTCGGCAATTCGATCCTCACGCTTCATCATCGATGGCGGAATATCTTCCTTCGCAGGTTCGATAACCTTAACCTCTTCGATTGGCTTTACGCTTTCTTTTCGAACAGGCGCCGGACTTGTTTCTTGGGCATTTTGTTTTCCTTCGACTCCGGTAGTCCGAGTTTCTTCTCGCGGCGTTCCCAGCTTGGGCTTTCGGCTGCTTCGTGGCTGCTTTCTCGGGCTTTCGATAGGGCGATCGCTACTGCCTGCTTGTTCGCTTTGTCCTTCCCGAACTTCTGCTCGGTTCTCTGGAACTGCGGCCCCTGATGGAGCTCGCGTATGTTGTACGATATTTTCTTCGGGCTGTTGCCCTTCATTAGCGGCATTGGATGGGTTCTCCGTTTTGGTGGTTTCTACGAAAGGTGCTTTAGATGAGGTAAATCGTTCGTGTGCGGCAGCAACTTCTGGGTGGCCTACTGCGCTGCCAGTATTTTCGGCTGCTTGTATAGCCTCATTGAAGAACTGTAGTTTGAACCCAAGAAGATGGGCATCATTTGCGGCTTGAGATTTTTCTGCTGGAGTTCCCTTGCGCATATTATCGCGTGCCTCTTGACATTGTTGCTTAGCAATATCTACACTCTCTTTGAGGGAACTGATTGCCTCAGCATCTCCGATTGCCGCCGTACCAATGCGATAACTCTCTCCAGTCTGCCCTTGAGGTTGTTTTCGGGTCCACTCGAAATAGTCATCTGGGGACATATCGAGCACGGCCTTCGCGGTTTCCTTTGGGCTAGCACCCTCTTTGGCTATTGGCTTGGATCGCGCTTCTTTGTCAGCAGCCTGCTCCTCAGCGAGTTTGCCTTTAACAATTGGCTCTGACTCCGTGAATATCTTTTCAAGTTCTACCTGTGCTGCAGCCTGTTCCTCGGGAGTACCAGTGTGAGCTTTTTCAGCTGCATCTGCTAGCCGATCAATTACCGTCTGATGTTCTGCTGGGATCGTAGCTTCGGGTGCTTTAGCCGCGGGCTCCGATTGTTTAACTGGCTCTGGCGCAGAAGGCGGCTGCGTTGGTTCTTTTGGGGCAGTTGATCCTGGAGCCTCAGGTATTTCTGGTGTTGAAGGACCTTTACCTTTTGGAAGGGCATGGGTAAATGCCGACATCAGCGCGGCAATGACAGCCATGTCTGATCCTGCTTTCGAGGCATCGGTCATACTCAGCTTGCGATTAGGGTCAAAGATAGTCTTCGCGGCAATGTCATTGGCCATTTGCTGTGCGAACCCCAGCCCACCCATCTCAACGCCTTCTGAAACAACATTAGCCACGGCCTTGCGACCGGCGCCGCCAAGCCATTGCGCAGCGGAGTTCTTTCCGCCCTTGGCCGCGCGCTCTAGTAACGAAGTAATAAGCGTAGATCCGGTTGGTAGGCTCGACACACGGTTGAGCATACGGCTGATCGGCACGAATGCAGATCCACCTATCGCACCGCCAGCAAGTTCTGCCATTCCGACCGACCGAGTATATTCGTCTTGGGTTATCTGACCGGCGTCTAGCTTAGGCTTTAGAACAGCGACGGCCTGTTGACGTAAAGAGTTCGATCCCTGCGCAGCGCCCGTAGCCGCTGTTAAAATTTTGCCAATTGTAGCGATCGAGGTTTCGCCCAGCCCAGCGGCTTTACCGATCTTTCCAGCAACTCCACCTGGTACAAATAGTGATGCCATTTGACCTGCCATCTCGGGCGCAGTACCGGTCACGAAACTATCACGGAGCTTCTTGCGTACATCGGGGGTGATTCCTTTGACGCCTATCTGTGTGTCAACATTCTTCTCGAATTGATCGAGTGCGCGAGTGACAGCGTTGTCGTCAGGGTTGATCACCGACTTGTCGATCAATCGACGGGAGAAGAAACTAGTCGTGCCCTTGACCGCCTCAGACATTCCTTTGAGCGCGCCGCGGGTGGCGCCGGCGAACATCTCAAGACCCTTTTCCCCTAATGTTGGATCGCGCGTGATATCCGTGATTTTCTGCTGCTGATCCTGGGGTAGTCGTGCGAACCTTTGCTTGAGTAGGGTATCTACGTAATTTTTTTCCTGCTGAAGGTGTTCTAATACGATGGGTGTGACCCTCGTGGTTGAGTCATTTTTGAGAAGGTCTTCCAGTTCTTTACTCCGATCATGGAGTTTAAGTACTGAGTTTGGATCGACCGGGCCACGACCATCACCGAATTCTTCTGCGAATGCTTTGATCGGAGTGCTGCCGATCATCTTCTCGCCCTTGCCAGCTCGGATATAAGGTTCGGCGCTCGCGAGCGCATCATCAATCTTTTCTTGACCGGTCATGTCGGCCGTTGGCTTGCTTAGTGCGCTAGCTTTGTTGAACTCGCTTTCAGCATTCTTGCGCAACTGCTCGTTTAGTTGCAGATTCCTAAGGTTGTCTTTGTAGGCAGGGTCATCTTCAAGTTTACCACCTCGTGCGCGTACTGCGGCGGCAATCTCTGCCTCTTGGGCTTTGTAAGTGTCAACCGCCTGAGATGCTTTAGCCGCAACATAGGCGGCGCGGTGACGACTCACCATATTGCCTAGGTCGCCATTGGGTTTTAGACGCTCGCTGAGCGCATCTCGCTGTGCCATCTGCTGCTGGAGCGTAGCGGTTAGGGCATCAAGTTTAGTCGGATCAGTTGTTGTTGCTGATAGCTTTTCGGTATCTGCGATCTGCGCATCAAGATCATCGCGCTGGGTCTTTACAGTATTCAGTGACTCCGTGGCATCATCGAGTAGTGACTTCACTCCGGCCAATGCCTCTTGGTGCTTCGCGTGAACATTTCGTTTCTGAGCGGCTAGGGCTACCTTTGCGACCCGGTAGTTTGGTGACTTGGTTAATTCCTCGATCGATCCGGCCGGCTCTTCAGAAAGCGTACCATCTGGAAGCTGGTGGTACATGTTCTCATCTGTTGGATCGAGTCCAGCGACGACCTGTGGCTCCTTGAACTGGCGTTGGCCATAGCGGTCACGCATCATCAGCATGGTATCGCCAGTCTTCGGGTGCTTTGTTAATTCCCATTTTGTAGGTGTGAATTGTGCACGACCTTGTTCGTCGACGACCGGAGTGATCTTTCCAGTAGCTGGATCAACGTAATGTTTCTGACCATTAGCAGTAAACTTCTGCAGCTGCTGAGAATTGTACTCGGCAACGTCGGCCTTGGCCTGTTGGGCAGCTTGGCGGCGCTGCGCGACCTCCTGCTGACGCTGGTACTGGAATTGGTCTTCAGCTTGAGCCTCGAACTTTCGATCATCGTGTGGATTGCTTATCGATGACATGTCTGGCGCCCATGCCGTAGGAAGGAATGGATGCTCGGCAGAGCCCTGTGCTTGGCGTCTGCGCGTGATTTCCTGCTGTACCTGTTGCTGGCGTTTAATTGGGTCTGCAGACCATTGCACGGGTTGCTGTGGACGATCACTCTCGAACGTTGGAATCTCTCCACCTGTCGTTCCAATTACCTTTTGCTCTGGCTGTTGCTGGCCTAATTCTTGGTCGGTCTGTTCATACGGTTTAGGCGCAGACGTGGCGCGGACAGCGGTATCAAGACGGCTGCGCGAAATTGGCCTATTCGGATCACCTTCGATTAAGGCAGGGGAATCCTCTTCATCGTCGACAGTTTTGTTAGCTGGCGCTGTTGGCATTAGAACGCTGGCTAACTTCAGACTTGGTAAATGTCAATTTACTAGGAGTAGGCAGACCCAGTTCCCGTATGCTGTTCCGCGCCCAATGGAGGCGGACTAAATATGCTTCGTTCTGGGATATATATGGTGGCCTGGTCGATGAGCTCAAGACCGAGTGAAATTGAGAACACATCGTCGTCGTGATTTCCTTCCGCTGCTTCTGATCGACCATTGTCCTTAGTAACGAAGTTTTCAAGCTGATCGAGTGCGTTTGAACAGTAAATATCAATACCTTCACCTGGAGTATCCCATTCACGGATACCCTTGGCAAGGGTATCGATAAGTTGCTCGCGTGTTTTTACGTTTGTTTGAAATCCAAGCGCCTTCGTCGTCTTAAACTCCATCTTATTGAAAACCTCTCGTTGATAGAGATTAGCCCCACGAAGTTTTAGGAGCTCTGTAATTCCTCGATCTTGATTCATCTCAATAGCAATTTTAGCATTACTTCCTGGTGGGCCGTAATAGCGAGCTAGTTTCCATATCGAATCCTCAAGCACATCTATATCCCATCGACACGGTACTATTCTGGCTGCCGTGCATGGACGAATCCACTGGCCTTTGGCGTTCCAATATCCAGCGCGGAGTACAAACACCGCATGGTAGTCTGGATCTTTCCCTCCAGTCTGAGTTATGCCTGTCATAGGATCTACCGGTACTATGTATCTAAAGTTAGGCGTTGGTTTCTCGAAGATAGTTACCTTAGCCTCGTTTGCCTGGACCTTCCTAAATCCATATCGTCGATTGCTCAGGTCTTCAAATATACCGTAGATCGGTGTGATAAGTGAAGCACGTTTCCTCATTACACTTATGCCGGTGTAATTGAACCGCATCTTGCCTGACTTCTGAAAGGCCGTACGCTCGTCCTTTGGGAAATCTCGATCGAATATATTCTTGTCGCGCTTACACTCATGGCGGATTGCGTATCTGCGCCACGCTAATTGCTCCCACACGTTGAAATTCTTTATAGAGCTACCAAGCCGCTGTATTCCTTCTTCCTCTGTGAGGTAATTCTCTATCAGTTCCTTTTCTCCTTCGTATTCATCGTCGGCATCAAGCGTCTCTTGAATGTAGCGCTGCTGTTCTTCGGTGAGACGCTGTGCAGAGTCTTCGAATTCAAACCAGGGTGCAAATACTCTCACATATGCGCCAGGACTTACATCAACCTCACCTGATAAAAACTGTTCGGCTGGAGTCGCATCCCAATAACGTTCGGGAAATTCCCCAGCACTTCCTTCAGCTGTCGACTCCAGTATAATCATAGTATCTGGAATCGTTGGAACCGATTTAAGTATGTTCGCCAAGACCTCTGCTGTATTGGCTACGCCGTGCTCTCCCCAGCGTGCTACCTCGAATGCGTGTAGGACTTGATGCGTACCACCAACACCAGCTAGTACGTCCTTTGCGGTTTCACCTATCAGTTTAGATCCATGCGTCCATCGACCTTCCTTGGTGTTTATATCTCCGTCGTTCTTCCAGTCTAACTTATCGTTCTTTGAATATGTCTGCATCATGCCCCACGCCTCGGCAACCTGTGATAATTGGCCCCCTATAAGGATCGCAGATGCAGAGCGGCGCCTTAGGGTGTGGTAGACGGTTGCGGCGAAGTACGTGGTAGATCCCTTTTGGCGGGGCTTTAAACCGATGATACGAACTGGAAGGCCAAGGTCCTCCATCTTATCGATCACCATCTGGATCTTATGCTGAAGGTAATTCTGCTTGGGTGTGAAAACGCCTTTCGATCGGTCTTTACCGAAGATCTTACAGTAAGGTGATTCGAACCACGCACCTGAATGGGTTTGTAGTGCTGTTTTGATGAAGTCTTGTTCGGTCACGCTGGGTCGTGGGTTAGTACATTTGTTACACTGTTAAATCCAAGCTTCTGGTAAAACTCCACGGCGTCACGAGACTGTAGGACGCAGATTGTCTGGCTCACGCGTGGATGTGCGAGCACGGATTTCATTAGCAGCGTGCCAAGTCCCGATCTACGGTGGCCTTCACGAATTACCAGATCTGTTACGGATGAAAGCGTTATTCCGTCTGTAAGCACGCGTGCAAATCCTAGTTGCTGTTTGTTGCCTGTTCGCATATACACACCAAAGCACAGTGTTGCATTGATAGCACTAAGCAGCTGGTCCTCAGTGAACCGTTCGCCCCAGTAACTCGCGTGGATCGCACTGACAATCCAGTCTCGATCAAGTAGCGATGGGTCGGTTGATACGAAGACGTCAGATAGCATTGGATAGCTTTTGTGTTATTTCCGCTCGCTTAGCAACAAGCCAATCTGTTGGGTTTGTAGCACGATCACCACCATTCAAACCTTCTGATTCTGGGTGGTGAATTCCCTGTACCCCAACGTGATCCACGTAGCTTGTACGTGAGATTGCGAACCAGTTACCAAGGATATTCGGCACAACCCAGTCCCAGTTAAGTGGGTCTGGAAGGTGCGTTATAGTCTGTACTATCTTTTCTACGTGCGATCGTGTTAGAAAGTATGATATCCCAGGGGCAACACGGCGCCAGATGACGTCTTTTGATGGGTCGTCTTCAAGTGTGTTACCAATCAGGGACGAGTGCGCTTTCGTGTCGTAGAGGCAGATCGGTACGCCGAAATATTTATCTTGGATCTCAAGAGCTTTAGCTCTCCAGTTAGGATCATGGATAGCATCGCTATCAGTAAGGTACATATGCGTATGATCATTTTTTTTGCACATAAAGTCCATGAAATGAGCGCGTCGCTGTTTTTCTATACCTACAGATATTAATATCTGTTCTCCGTCTGGATTCCTAGGATGTCTTACCTCGTCACCGAATTGTCTTAACCAATAATCATCGTATTCTGTAGATCCGTCGTTCCAGATTGATAGCAAGTCTTGTGGCTCTAGCCCAGACTCAACGGTTGGGAGGCATTGCTCGACGATGCGCTTGCGGTTTAAGCATGGAATATATACTATAATTTTAGTATTCATTACACCTTTTAGCGAACAGTGCTTGGCCATGTGCATACGCTACATCGCTGTTCTCCCGTAGGTAGGTTGAATCCAGTTCGACATCTGGATTATGGTAATGGTGTTCATGCTTCCAAACGATATCACGAGCTTCAATTAAAATAGCCTTTCCTTCGGACGAAGCCTTCTTCGCCTGGAAATAAACATCATCATCGCTGTAGACCGACATGTATCCAGGATGGATAAACTCACCGCGCATTTTGTAGTAAGCTCGGTTCATGATAGCCATAAAGCAGAATCCGTCTAGGCGGTAGCCATCTGAAATTGCCACAAATATTGGAATTCTCGTGAAGTATACTCCAGAATCTGGTGGCTCTGCCATAGCCGAGTGGAGTGTATTTAGTAGTGATTCATCCCAGTTAAGTGGTGGTACTACATCGTCCTGCATCTGGATCAGGATGTCTCCAGTTGATTCTTTTGCGCCTGCATCCCATGCAGGTGCGGAACCCTTGAAGCTACCGACTACCTGTTTACATTTGTCAAATACTGGATGTAGTTCAAAATCGAACCTAGTAGAATCCTTTTCGTTGAAGGCGAAAATATACTCAATGTTTTCTGGATGTACTGCATTTTTGAATACAGACTGCATAGCTGCTATAGCCTTATAAGGCCGTCCATAGCTCGCGTGAATGATACTAAATTTTGGTCCAGTCATAACGTTTTTCTGGGAACATGATTTCCTGCGCTAGGTTGAATGCCGATTGGTCTTTGAATCC